CAGCAATTTCCTGGTGTATTTATTCCAGCCAGGGTTCTAACATTCCCTACCACTGATCAAGAAATCGGCGAGCAAATGGTGGCAATGAGGGATACTAATGGATTTAACTTTTATAATTTTGGTCTTCCCATTCTCGCCGTCCGTTATTTAGGTCCGGTTACAAGTGGAACTTACAGCCAATCAGGCACGACAATAACTGTAACCGATCAGGATCATGGTTTACGTGTCGGTGAAAGTGTATATCTTGATTTTGTGAGTGGCGGTGGGGTTGATGCAACATTAATTGTTATTAGTGCAACACAAAATACATTTACGTTGACAGCAGCACTCTCTTTAACCACGTCAGGGAACGTAAATTATTACTTGTCTACTTCGTTTTCTGATTTGAGATGGACTACAACTCGTGTACGCCTTAGGTCGATTCCTACTCCAGTTAGATTTTTTGCTGGAGAACGATTGGCAGATCGGGTTGTTGAACGTGATCCCGGAATTATTTCTACATATTCGAGGACTGGCTCCATTGTTTCGGTAACCTGCAGTGCTGCACACGGCTTGTCCAGCGGTAATCGTGTATTCGTTGCTGTGACAAGTGGCTTAGTTTCATCTGGTCAATACGACATTGTCGTCACAGGTACCACAACATTTACATTTACAACTATTGACAGCGGATTAACATCAGGCAATCTAATCCTTAATAGATTAATTCAAGGTTATAGATACGACGATTACGTAGGATATACGGTTACTGGATTTGACGCAACCACGAATGAAGTTATTTTCCAAAGAGAGGACAGTTACGGAACAAAGACTGTTAACAATAAAGCCGAGACCATTGTTCCTGCTCACAGAGGATTTCAAGTTGGACGGTTTTTGACAACGGATTTACGTTGGCAATGCTCTTGCCAGGACTACATGCGTCGCTCTGGGTATAACTTGTATAGCGAAATTACAAACCGCCGGTTCCCTGTCACTGCTATTACATCGACCAAGCCAGGGGAGATTCAAAATCGAGATGGGAGCTTGTCCAACGAACGCGATATCCCAGGCTCCTTCAGTGATTTGGGATACGTGACAATTAACAATTTCTATGAATTGCCTACATATAAGGATGTAAAATCTTTTTCTTACCCAAATTTAATGTATTACCAGCTCCGCTGGTGCAAGCACATTTATGCTGCGATGTTTTCTATCCTTCATGATGAAGGTAATGAACCGATTGCAATTGCAGCAAAATATACGCAAAATGGCCCCAATGTGACAGTAAATGCGCCCAATCATGGACTTTTGGCAAACACAAAAGTTCAGCTAGATTTTACAAGTGGTAGCGCAATTTCTGGGCAGTACACAATTACATCTGTTCCTGATAAAGATAATTTTGTAGTTGTTTATCCATTTAGCAACGCAACTGGTGGATATTGCACGGTTAGTAATTTAAAGGAGCATGAATTTGTAGGAGCTTGGTTGTTGGAGCCAAGCGATAAGCCCGTTGGTGATGATTTAGATGCTTTTTACCGTGCGTTTGAAAAAGAAAATCAAAGGTTAAAGCAGGCTGCCGAACGGTTGGCCATGATGCAGCAGGGTATGAAATGGGTTGGCGGTAAATCTGTTACTGGGTCTCGAAATCAACCACAACAGACGGCAAACTATGATCCGCAGCTTGTCACCATGATGATGACAGACAGTATTCGACGTGGGCAAGATGATCAGCTTGATCGAGATGGTGTTCCGGTAAACACGAGCAATCGAATGCTGTCGATGATGAGTAAGTTATTCAATCTCGATCCAAAATTGATTCAGGATACCAAAATTGGTATGTTGGATCAACCTCTGGTTGCGTACACTCCTGATTTTGAATTCGGTTTGATTCAGGGTGGAATTTACAGGAATGGTATTCCCATTGAACCTGCGTCTTCTACGAGTATTATAGACTGTGGTACGTACAGTCCTTTGACTGCCCAAGACACTGTGGTTGATGCTGGATTTTATATTAATACGTAACTATGGCCGTCCAAATTCTTTCCCGTCGTTCTGATATTTTATTTGACAGACCATATCCAATTCGACTGGGCCTAGCAGAATTAGCGTTAAATAACAATCCTGGGGATCCTGGCCTTTACTTTGCCGATAGCACCGTTACCCCCTCTACTGGCCTTATCAAGGTAGGACCTACCTTCATCGGCTCAACCGCTCCGAACACGCCTGCAGTAGGCTATCCGTCGTTCAGCAAGGGTGAATCGTGGCTGGACACATCTAGTACTTATATTCACAAGTTATTTGATGGGACAACGTGGCGTGTTCCAAGAGCTGTGGTATCTATTGGGAACGGCAAGCCAGTTAATCCAACCGATGGCCAACTACACTATGACAAGCTGATACCTGGTTTGTTTATTTACGATGCAAGTATTGCGGCTTGGACTGCGATTTAACCTTTACTTGCGGTAAGAATATGATCCAAAATTCTATCTAGTTTGTTGTGTACCGCTTGAACTTCTCTCAGGAAGTCTTCTTTCAATACGTAATCGTGAAGAACACGATCCTGGAACAAATCCAAATCACGTTCGACTGTTTCAAAACGGCGTTCGATACGAGCATTAAAGTTTGCCAAGGCCTTAGATAATCCGGCGAGTGCCCCCACTGCTCCAGAGAGCACCGCAAAAATTAATTCTGGTGTCACGCCAGTAGTGCTTTTTTCTTATTCTAAGTGATTAACAATTTAGAATAAAATCACGGATGGTTATTTATGTCGACAGGATACGAGCCCAACATAGAAGGTGCCATTGCGGTGTTGGTGGACATCATGATTGCCAATGGTTTTACCATGACCAGGCAGCCGTATGAACCTAATTATCGCGGACTGGTTGATGCAATTATTGACCTGAAAGAAGGATTTCCTGTTTTTGCTCCATCTCGTGTTGGTTTTGACGCGATTGCTTTTGAAAACGTAACTGATGGTGATGCTTTATACATGCGTATGAGTGATGGGCAGGTTGGTAAAGCTAGTGCCGCCAATGGAGCGATTGAAAATTGTTTAGTTGTTGGATTTGCAGATTCAACAGTTGTATCTGGTGGCACAGTAAAAGTTCTAGTTGCTGGTTTAAAAACAATGCCAAGTGCAGTTGATCCAGGCGATATTTACTTTTTGAGCGCCACGGTTGCCGGTGGAATTACAACTACACCTCCCATTGGTGCAGGTAAAGCTGTAACCAGGGTGGGGGAAGGTGCTACCGTAACCGATTTCAGTATTCAGCTTGAACCTCCAGTCCTGTTAAGTTGATGCCTGGAGTAAGTAATTACAATCCATATCCACCAAATTCACAAGGACTTACTGAGGCCCTTTTGGATTTAAAATCTACAATGGCCGGTAAAACAGTTTATTCTGTTGCTGGTTTCCAAGCTTTGGCGTTTGAAAATGTGGTTCAAGGTCAAGCTTTGTACGCTCGTCTAAGTGATGGAAAAGTCGGCCTTGCGATTGCAAACTCAACTGAAGACAAAGCAACGGTTGTTGGGTTTGCGCAGACAAGCAAATTAGCTGGAGAATCAGTCCGTGTATTAATTGTTGGCGTACTCGGTACATCTGGCCTAAGTCCCGGACAAATTTATTTTCTGTCTGCGACTACTGCAGGGGACATAACAACGACTCCACCAAGTGCTTTAAGTCAATATGTTACTCGCGTGGGGGAAGCTTCTTCTACGGCAGAATTGATTATTCAGCTGGAGCCTCCTGTTAAGCTGAGCTGACTATAGATTTGGTAGGATAGGTAAATCAACAGTTCATTTACAACTTAAGTGAACCGAGTAGGACTTTGGCATGGCAACAAGAAAATCTCTTGTACTGGTCAATGGCTTGTTCCAGGAGTTAAGTACTCCGACGGACAAGCTTGATTTTGCTGGAAATACAACTGCAGATTTAGTTGAAAATACAAATCTTTACTACACTAATACCCGAGCTCGTGGTGCGATTTCTGTAACGGATTCAGGCGGTGACGGATCTTTAAGTTATAACAACACAACCGGCGTCATTACCTATACCGGTCCATCTGCCTCTGAGGTTAGAGCTCACTTTAGTGCTGCAAATAGTGGAACTGGATTTGGAAGCCTAGCTTACAACAGTTCAACCGGGGCTTTTACGTATAGTGTTGTAACAGCTGCAAATATTCGTCAACAAATCTCTGTTACGGATACTGGTGGCGATGGATCGCTAAGTTACGACAATAGTACGGGAGTTATTACGTATACAGGCCCATCTGGTAGTGATGTTAGGGGTTATTTTAGTGTTGCAACCGGTTCGGGTTTAACGTATAACAGCACTACAGGCGAATTTGGCACCAGTGCAATACCAAACACACAGCTTGCAAATAGCAGCCTAACAATTGGTAGCACGAGTATCTCTCTCGGATCGACCGCCAATACAATTGACGGCTTGACAGCGCTAACCAGTACGGCCTTGTATGTTGGTGCTGTGGGTAATGCTAACTCGATTATTTTATCAAGTGCTGGCATTACGTTTGAAGGTAATACTGTTGACACTTTTGAAACAACTGTTTCAGTCCAGGAGCCTACTGCAGATCGGTTAATTAATTTCCCTGATTTATCGGGTACTGTTGCGCTGTTAAATAGTCTTTCGGTTGCAGCAGGTTCCGGTCTTACGTACAACAGTACTACTGGCGAGTTCGGAACCAGCGCGATTCCAAATAGTCAGCTGCAGAACTCTTCGATTACCGTTGGCTCCACTGCAATTGCCCTTGGAAGCAGTGCTACAAGCATTGCAGGACTTCTGTCTGTCACTTCAACCACGGTTTTGACCACAGACGGAGGTTTCCGGATTCGTAATACGGCAGATCCGACCAAGCAGATCGCTTTTGATGCCTCTTCAATTTCGACAGCGACAACTAGAACCTATGCGCTCCCAGATGCCAGCGGCACGTTGGTACTGACGACAACGGTTCCAGCAACGTTCTCAGATTCTATTTTCCGGGTTCAGGACAATGGGGACAATACAAAGCAGCTGGCGTTTGAATGCTCTGGAATTTCTACTGGTACTACTCGTACTATGACCGTTCCCAATGAAAGCGGTACGATTTCTACCCAGGATTTTGCTACTGCAATCGCAGTTGCGTTAGGATAACCCTATGGCTACTCAAGTACAGTTTCGCCGAGGTACTTCTGCAGAAACAGCCTCATTTACAGGGGCGATTGGTGAAGTAACGGTTGATCTAACAAAGCATACGTGTGTTGTCCACGATGCTGTACAAGTTGGCGGCTATCCACTTCTTTTGGAGAATGGATCCAACTCTTCATTGGCTCCCGGCTCTTTGTCTAGTTGTGCTCTAAAATTTGCTGGGGATTTCAACACAGGTATTATTAGTCCTGGGGCAGATCAGATTGCTCTGGTGACTGGAGGTGTTGCTAGGCTTACAATAGATACAGCTGGTGCAATCACCATTCCAGGGAACGTTTCTATCGCAGGCAGCCTGACTGTGACTGGAGCCTTCAATTCCACAGAAAACATCGCACTTATCGTTGCTTTAAGCTGATATGGCCAATACTTTTAAAGTTGACACCAAGTCAAGCTTGGTCACTGATGCAGTCAGCAACTCAACTACTAATGTCCTTACAGCAGGCGCATCTGCGACACTTATTGTTTTAAGTGCAATGGTATCAAATAAGTCGGGTGCAAGTGCAAACGTTGATGTGTACTTGGTAACAAACACTGGCGATGATGTTTATTTGATTCGTAATGCTCCGGTTCCGGCCGGTTCTTCTTTAGAATTGATTAGTGGAAATAAGGTGATTATGGAATCCAGTGATGTTTTGCGAGCTCGTAGCGATACCGCCACTGCATTGGATATTGCTGTCAGCTACCTCGAACAGACTCCGTAATCATGGGATTAACTGTTCAATCGGATATTCCGATTATCTATAAAAAAATAGAAGAGTTAGAGAAAAAATTACTTGAAAAGATTGAAGATTTGTCGATTGCCATAAGCGAGTTAGAAGATTTAGCTTTTGAAGCAAATATTCTTCTTGAGGAGGATGAAAGCTGGGAGATCGTCAGGAAAAAGCGTGATTTTTTATTAAAATCAACAGATTGGACTTTGACTCCTGGCTCTACAGTGGATCAAGGAGTTTGGGCTTCTTACAGACAAGTTTTGCGAGATTTGCCCCAAACTTATGCTAAATCAGGAGTAAAGTCAATTGTTTGGCCAAAACGGCCAAGTACAAAAGGACCTAACACTGGTAAAAAGAAGGGTCCTTTACAATAGATATAACGCACAGGGGAAATTTCAGTGTACATCGGTAACGACCTGCAGGTTGCTTTTCCGAGCTACCGCAATATTGATAATATTAGTGGCTCTTTTAACGGGGTTACAACTTCGTTTGCGCTTTTAATTAACGGCAGCGCTCCGGTTCCGCCTCCCCTAAGTTCTAACCAGTGTTTAATTTCTGTTAACGGTGTTATTCAAAAGCCTGATGATACTGGTGCTTCTGGATTTCGATTAAGTGGTGGCAATATTGTTTTTAGTTCAGCCCCGGCAGGTGGTGCGACGTTTTTTGGCGTTGTTCTTGCTGGTGCGGATTACGTTAATGCTGGTGTCAACTTTCCTGATGGGTCCGTTGGCGCCCCTTCTATTACGTTTGATCAAGATAACGATACTGGTTATTACCGAAGTGCCTCTGGTGCTATTTCGTTCTCTTCCAATGGTGTAGCTTCTGGAACATGGAACGCGGGCGGAATTTCTGCTCCGGCATTGGTTCCAACCGGATCTACTGTTCCCGCGAATGGTGTCTATCTTCCTACTACAAATACGGTAGCGCTTTCCACGAATAGTAGTGAACGGCTTCGTATTGATTCCTCAGGCAGAGTAGGGATTGGCACTACAAGTCCTAGTACGTTATTAGATTGCCAAGTAGATACGAATTCTAAAATTAAACTTACCACCTCGTCTTCTGAAACCCCCGCAATCGCTTTTAACAGCAACGGGGTCGCCGACGCAGCACGGTTAATTGCTGCTGAGTCAAGCGGTGGTGGTATTTTAATTGCACAAACAAAAACAACTGGCGGTGTCATTACCGAACGCGCCCGCATTGACACCTCCGGCCGCCTGTTAGTTGGCACGTCTACTGCTGGTGCCGGGACAAGCGGAATAACGGTTCAAGGCTCTCCAGGATTATTTACCCTTCAACGAGACGCTTCGCCTAGCGGCGCTGGCACATCCCTCGGCACAATTAATTTTTCAAACACTGCACCGGGCACCGGCGCTCAGATTAGCTGTGAGTCAGATGCAGCCTGGGGAAGCAATGACTATCCAGGGCGCCTAGTGTTCTCCACTACCGCCGACGGAGCGAGCAGCCCGACGGAGCGGATGAGGCTCAGTAGTGCTGGTGGTCTTTATGTTTCCAAAACAGATGGAGCTAATTCTGTTAAAGGTATTGCTCTTGAACCTTATGGAACAGTTAGAGCGACAACTGATTCAACTAGTGCAGATCAAACTTGTTATTATGCAAACAGGCAATCCACAGATGGAACGTTAATCAATTTTCTGCAGGCGGATATATCTGAGGGAAGCATCTCCGTCTCAGGCACCACTGTTAGCTACAACGGTGCTCACCTCTCCCGCTGGTCGCAACTTCCTGGTGGCGCAGCCCGCGAAGAAATCCTGCGCGGCACTGTGCTGACCAACATCGACGAGATGTGCGGCTGGGGCAACGAGGAGAACGAACAGCTCAACCGTATGAAGGTCTCAGATGTGGAAGGCGACCCTAACGTGGCTGGCGTGTTCCAAGCCTGGGATGATGACGACGACACCTACACCGATGACTTCTACTGCGCAATGACGGGTGACTTCATCATTCGCATTGCCGAAGGCGTCACGGTCCAACGCGGCGACCTGCTGATGTCCGCTGGTGATGGCACTGCCAAGCCCCAGGACGATGACATCATCCGCAGCAAGACCATCGCCAAGGTGACTTCAACCCACGTCACCTGCATTTATGACGATGGCAGCTACTGCGTGCCTTGCGTGCTGATGGCTTGCTGAGGCGTCGTAGACCTACTCTCTAAAATGTCTGGGGTCGGTAGTCCATTGGTAAGGACAGGCGGACAACGCACTCGGAAAGCCGGTTCGATTCCGGCACGACCCCTGACACAGTAGTCATTCCCACTAAACACTTATGACACAACTATCACCTGCGACTGAAGCCGTGCTTGATGCTGGACTTCAGCACTCCGTTCACCGTTATTCGATTGCCGCTGCTCTGCGAGCTGCTGCCAGTACTCTCCGTGAGGCTTACATAAACGAAGAGTACGTTGATTCTGCAGATGACTGGCTTGATGCCATCGCTGACGAACTGGAAGGTGACAATGACTAACCGCACCCTTTCTCCCGCTGCGCAGGCGGTGCTGGATGCGTTTCTGGACAGCCCAGTCGATGCTGGCAATTACTATGCGACCCGAAGCCGGCAGATCGCTGCCGCCCTGCGGGCTGCCGTAGGTCACGATGTCTACAAGGCTGACTTGCGCGATCAGATGGAAGTAATGTTTTCAGAGGGCTGGAATAGCCTCCGCAAGGAAATCCTTGCCATTGCTGACGAGCTTGAAGCCTCCTAACGACATTCCCACTAAACAAACCATGGAACTCACCAAAGAAAATATTGCATGGGCGCTCTGCTCAATCATGGACGGCATGAAAGAGCATGAAATCCATGAAGTAACAGGCTTGCCGTTGGGTGTATGTCAACAAGTATGGGCGATCTACGTGCAAGCGCTGAATGAGCCATGCGCTCGTCCCCAGTAACTATGCTCCCTTTGATGTCTGACAAGGAGAAGTTGATTTACTTTATCGAGCAACTGCGTGCAGCTCCCGATGACCACAAAGACTATGAAAACACTTACGAATACGGCTGGATTGACGCTTGCAACGCCATTCTGAACCAGCTTTGCCAACCCTCGTAGTCACCTTCACTAAAATCATGACCGACCGAACAAAACTTCTGAAAGAAATCACAGAAGTAATTCGTTTCCACTGCGAGCGCGATTCTGGCCGAGAAGAACTCGCTCAGGCCGTGATTGATACCACTGCAGACTGGTTCGATGATGTTTCGGAGAGCATCGGAATTATTCCAAGCGCCATCCCGACTCTACTGCGGTGGCAAGCACACCAACACGAACACCTTAATAATAAATCGTAGTTATCTCCTCTGATTACCATGAACGCTGAAAACAAACGGTTCATCAAACAGTTTGTAATGGATCGTCTCTGGAGCGACACCGATAAACTTCGACTTGATTTAAGTAATTACGCTACCACCCGTGGCATTGACGATCTTGAGGCCATGGAAGAGTACCAGTATCAAGTTGAGCGCATTCAAAAAATGCTTGCTTGTTTTTAACTATGAAAAATAATAAAATCACCTGGCAAGAAAACCCACTTGATGACAAAGATAAAAACGATGTCCGTTTTAAAAAATGTATGGAGATTATTAACAGTCTCAAGCCTGGTGATCTTACCGAATTAATGGGAGAAAAGTTCATGGAAGAATTTAAACGTATTGCAAGCCGATAATCACGATCTTTCTCCAGCGTCCAGCGTACCTGTGTCCTTACACGGGTACGCTGGACAGGTAGCAATAGTCGAATAAAATGAACACAGTAAAGGTGCTGTGTTATGAAAACTTCTCAATCCGGTGTTGACCTAATCAAATCTTTTGAGGGTTACAGAAACACCGCATACATGGATTCTGCTGGTATTTGGACTGTTGGTTACGGTCATACCGGACCTGACGTAACGCCTGGTACAAAACTTGAGCATGGCAGGGCCGAAGTTATATTAAGAAAAGATTTGGCAGGTGCTGAAAAAACCGTAACTGAACTAGTAAAAGTTTCACTTAATCAAAATCAATTTGATGCCCTTGTTTCTTTTATTTTTAACCTGGGGTCAGGTGCTTTTGCCGAATCGACGCTTTTAAAGCGTTTGAACGCTAAGGAGAGCCCTTGTACCGTCGCGAAAGAAGAATTGCCACGGTGGAACAAGGCAGGTGGCAAAGTGCTTTCAGGGCTCACCAGGCGTCGTCAGATGGAGGCCGAATTATTTTGTTCGCCGCCACCCGTGCAAAAAACGGGTACATTTGATATCACGTCAAAAGTACGAACTTGGTTAAAAAAAGCACCAACCCCTTCTAGTTATTTAGCTAGTAATGAGAAGGCAATGATCGGGCAGGGCCGTACTTTAAAAAAATGTGAGATCCTCGAGCGTAGTAACAATCATACGTTATTAAAAATTGGGTTCGGTTTAGGGGAATGGTGGATTTTTGATCCCCATTGGGACGGCCTAGAGACAAAACCAGAGGTCAAGCCGTATGCAATCGATGGAAATCTTCGATATTTGCGCGATTTCCCCTATTTTTTGCAGCGTGATAATGGTCCTGAGGGTTGGCGGCAGTGTCAAACTAGTTGCATTGCAATGTGTTTGAAGTATTTAGATGTACCTGGAGTTAACGATGACAAGGATTATTTGAAAATTGTCAATAAGTATGGTGATACAACCCACCGTGAACCGCATAAATTGGCTTTAAAAGAGCTGAAAGCGGGAGCCACTTTTATTACTTCCGGTGATGAGCACATTGTTAAGTCTCAAATTGACAAGGGTCTCCCTGTTGTTGCCGGCGTTGTTCATCATGGACCGGTTACTCGTCCCAGCGGAAGCGGTCACTTCGTTGTAATCACTGGATACGATTCTGACAGCTGGCTTGTTCAAGATCCGTATGGCGAGCTAGACCTGGTTAATGGTGGTTGGGCCAATCTTGGCAGCGTTGCTGGTAGAAATGTGCATTACAGTTTTAAAAATTTCAACCCACGCTTCTTTTACGGGGGCGGAGCTTCTGGTTGGTGCTGGATCAATTTTAGGAGGGTTCCAGATGGGAATTGATTTTTATTCATTTATTTCAAAAGTCAGTCACGTAATCGAGTTCCTGACAGATCTACATGTATTAGCATTGCTTATCATTAACCTGACAAAGTCACCTGCTGGTTCATTTTCAAGTAGTGAAAGGTATACTTTCACAAGGCGCCTCTATCGCCTCATTGAATTCTTAGCTGGCTTAATTACCCCACTTGCAAAAAAATGATTGACAGTATCCTCGAACTTGAAGCTGGTCTTAAAACCCAGTTGGCTTCCTTGGCCACCGACATCCGTAATGCGGAATCTTCGTTAATCTCGACCAAAGAAGGCTACCTGAAAGTCCAGGGCGCAATTGAAATTCTTGACATCCTCAAGAAGAAGATTCAAGATGAGGAGACCAAAGAAGCTCTGTCGGTCGTTACTGATTGATATGTTGGGGGACTTCACCAAGGGGCGTTATCGAGCCCTGGAACTAATTGCAGACCATGTTCGCGAGCCCTCTAGGGAGCTTCGATTGAATGCGATTGTCTGTGAAGTCAGCGACGAGGACCTTCGTTGGGTAACCGACAAGGTCCACTATTTCCTCCTTCGTCTTTTGGAAGATGCTGAGTACGACCCAATCGAGGATTTTGAAGAAATCCCGATTGGGTTGACTTCCGATTAAATACCCCCGACAGGACTTGCACCTGCAAGGCCGAAGCCAACTGATTTTAAGTCAGTCATGTTTACTAATTTCATCACGGGGGCGTGACCCTGCAAGCATAGCGCAAAAGGAAGGTGTATGCGCCATACATTCATGTCATGGATTCATGAAGTTTCATGTTTCACTGCGAGCAGGACTTATTAGCCAACCTTATTGTTCTAACTCCTAAACTCGCCCGTCGAAAATTTAGACAGCACATCTTCGAGGCCTGGGATTGGAAATGTGCTTACTGCGATAAACAATTAGACGAAAATACCGCAACAATTGATCACATCCTTCCTAAGCACAGAGGTGGTCAAAATGTAAAAAATAATATGGCTTGCTGCTGTGGACCCTGCAATCGCTCAAAAGCCAGCATGCTACTCTCGGCTTTTTATAGTCCTGAAAACCCTAATTACTGCGAGGAAAGGCTTGTTAAACTAAATGAATGGATGGAGCAGAAGCCCTGTTCTATAAAATTATCTTCGTTTGAGTTAGCCACTCCGTACATCTCCAATGACTACTACGTCGGATGGGTCGCAACGTGATCCCAAAAGGTTCCTGATGGCCTACGCTGCACACGTGGAGCAAGATATCCGCGACCTTCAGGATGCGCGTCAGCTGGCACCAGGAGAGGCTGCATTGAAAGGCAAGGTCGGTCAGACGATCAAGGACCGGTACGGCACGGAAATCACGGTGTAACCATGGCTGACCATAAAAAAGCAAAACGGTTGGCTAAGGAACACCTCAAGTGTAATAAGCCTCAAAAAGCACCCCCTGGCGACAAACATAAATTTGTTGTTAAGTCTTGCCACGATGGGGAAGAAAAAATTGTTCGATACGGGCACCGAGACTACGAAGATTATCGTCAACACAAAGACCCTGAGCGACGAAAGAACTTCCGCGCTAGAATGCGGTGTGACGAAAAAATGGACAAAAACACACCCAGATACTGGGCATGCTCCCATTTATGGCCCTAAAAATGGTTAAACAACAAGCTGATCAGACGGCTACGTGTTATCGCAATCTTGTTCAGTGCTTGCGTGACTCGGTCCGTTTGTATAACCAAACGTTAATCGTTCACTGGGGACTCATGGGTGGGAAATTTTATTCCATTCATAAACTGACTCAGGAGATTTACGAAGAACTGCAAGGTGGCGTTGACACTATTGCAGAACATATTCGTTCATTAGATATTGGAACTCCAAGAACTGTTGAAGATCTTGTTTATTCAGATCTCCCCGAGATTCCAATGCAGAATTGCTTTGATCAAGAAGAAATTATTCGTCAGTTAGCCACGAATAATAATTTACTGGCACAGAAATTTACCGATCTTGCTCAGATGTCAGAGGATGTAAAAGATCAACTGACCTTAGACCTGGCTGTTGAACGTGGGCGTGTTCATAAAAAATTTCAGTGGCTTCTCAAATCTTCTCTGGATTATAAAAAATGACTGTCAGTACCTTTTTTCAGGACACTCTTTTCTATTCCCCCGCTGCGCTAAATACAGGCGGAACTTCAACGGCTGCTTTGCAAGTTGCAGTTCAAGACACGGCGGCATGTAAGGATTTTGTGTTTCAAATTACCGTAGCTTCTGTAGGTACCAACGTTGTAGTGCGTGCAGAAGGTAGCCTGGACGGAACCAATTATTTTAATTTAGGTAGCAGTGACACTACAATCACTGCAAATGGTACTACAAAACTTGTGTACTCTAGTGTTCCCGTAAAGTATGTACGTGGAACCTTGGTTTCCATTAGTGCAGGAACTCCTACCGTTACTTTTGTAATTAGTGCTCTGTAGCCTATATGGCATATTTTGAGTCTTACCAGCAAACATTAATCCAGAGCTTTCCAGAACTGACTGCCCCTGGTGTTACGGAGGTTGTTGATGTAATGGTACCTAATTACCTGTCAACCAGGAATTACACGCTAGTTGTTACTGTTACAAATATCGATACTTCTGTTGTGGTGAGACTTGATGGAAGCATTGATGGTATCAATTTTGGACCGATGATATCAAACACCATTATTGAAAACGGTACATACCCTTACTACGTGAATGGCTTCCCAATGGGTTACTTGCGAGGTAACTTTTTTCACGAGACTGGTGGTACTAACGCGGTTGTTAAGTTTAGTATTGCGGCTAACTAAATCAAAGAATAACTTCTAAACCACTTAGTAATTACGTATTTATTACCATTAATAGGTGGCAATGCTTCATGCATTGTTTTTAAATTAGGAATCCCATTTTTGTATAGATTGTTCCAGGCAAGCAATAATCCCCTTTGAGGTTTAATCTTAAGTTTTAGATGTTTGAAATAGGTTTCTCCGCCCTCTGCTACGTCGTTTAAATAGATCATTGTTGTCCATGTTCTTTGTCCCATCCACTCGCAATAAATGCGATTTTCTGCGGTCCCTGGCATAAAAAAGTCCCAATGCTCTTTATAGTATTGACCTGGTTCATATTTTTGTGCTTGCATAATTTCGCCTAGGAACGGTCCCAGATTGATAATATCTGTTAGTTTTCGGTCAATGCCCAAATAAAAATCGTCGTCAAAATAATGCAAGTCAGCAGTTTTGCTTGTTCGATAGTCCGAGGTTGCACAAGAGTCGGTTGCGTCCGATACGGTAGAAGGCCTCAAATTTAAATCAATTAAGTTTATTAATTTGTTGCATTCTTGTTCATTTAAAAAATTGTTAATCTTGTAAATCTGCGTAAACGGGTAGTAAATGCGCTCTGCCTTCTGTGTAATATGAGACTGGTAGAAACGCTTATAATCTATGGGAAAGGGTTGCCTGTTAAATTTACATGCAAGTATTAGCTCATTGATCTCGCTGTAAGTTAAGTTAAATTTTTCGCGAAAAGCCCTAATGGTCTGGGCTTTACTTACACCACCTACAGCTGCTTTTATGAATTCCTTGGCTAATTCTTCGGTGATCATTTTTGAGCCTTACCCTTAGTACAATGTATGAGTCAAAGTTGGTTTTGATTGTGGAGCCCGTTGTTTTTGCTTTTGTTTTAACTTTTGGCGGAATTTACGGCTTGAGCTCCATTTTTTTGAGAACAAAGGGTAAAGGCTATGGCGCACGGCGATCCAGCAAGTCACTTGCAGGAGTACATAACAGAACGGTTACCTACCCTAGTACCTGGCATTTTTGAAGGTGCCCCAGACATCCCGGATTTTACGGTAGACCAGCGTTTTCAGCCACTTCTTGAACCCGGATACCCGTATTGATTGACTTTCAGTTCAGCGCTGTTAGGATAAGCATAAGGTTTTAACCGGCTATGGATGCCATAGATCTTCCAATTAACGTCGAGTTTTCGATTCACGCTGCGGCGTTGGCGATTCAAAAAATGGACCGCGACGAATTGGAAGAGACGTTCATTGAGATGCTTCATCAAAAAGCGCTGGACCGCCAGCTGTTTTTTAACATCCTCAAAGAACACGGCATTGATGCCGATATCCACTTCAATCTTTCTACGCTCGGACAAATCTCTTAATTATCATGGCCACTCGCACCATCAAAGGCACTCTGGATACGTTCAGCGTCAACGCTGGCTCCGAAATCACGTATCTGGGTAATACTGCGGCTGGAAGCACTGGCGGCCTTGATATCCGTGCTTTCCGTGTCAATCCTGGCAGCACTGGCGATATCATCGTTACTCTGAATCAAACCAGTGGCATTAACACCATGGAGATTTTCCAGGAAGATGCGTACACTGGTGGCACTGCTCCCACTGGCTATACAAAATTTACCAATATTGTGAAGAACGGTAAAGGTAAAGGTGCTGTTGCTGTGACGGTGTCTGATGCCAGTAAAAATTACGTGGTCCTCCTAAACCTGGACGGTTACAGCGAGGTTAGCTACACTGGTTCAGTCGTCGTGCCGTAACTTTTGGCGCTTCAAAAGAACCCGCAGCCACCAGAGGAAGAGCAAGATTTCCCTTTTCTTACAGAGAAGGGAATTTTGTTAATTAAAAGATATACAACACCCAGAACTGCTATCGGTCTTGGGCGGTATGCCGCTTACAAAGACTATGGTGAGGATCATTGGAAAATTGGATACGGAAGCAAAAAGCTAGGTAAGAAGTGGGTTGGATACTTTGAAAAAGCCAGTCAAGAACAAATTGATCAACAACTTGTTCGAGATTTAAAAGAGTTTTCAAAGTTAGTGGAACAATATGTTTTTGTTCCTTTAAATGACAACCGAAAGGCAGCTGTCTTAAGCTTTGCACATAGCCTAGGGATCCCGTCGTTTAAGGAATGTAGGCTCTTAGAGCTGATAAATTCTTTAGCACCCAAGAAAGAGATAATTCGTGAATGGAGTCCGTACATCAACCGAATTTGGCAGTCAGGTGGAGACAAACTAGTTAATCGTCGGCGTGTAGAACTGGACATGTATTTGGCCCCAGATGCAGAAATACCCACATTGATGCCCCACAATTGTGAATTACCAATTTGTCTTTTGAATTTACCTGAAACATTCAACGGATCCCCCACTCAAATCAAGGCTATTGAATATTTGGAGCGAAAAATTGCTACTTGGGATCCATCTGGTCAGGTGATGCGTCGCTTTTTTCGCTATTGGAGTGAGACACCATCCGGTCTAGGATCGCCGCCGCGTCCAAAGAATAATCTTTAAGCGCATCCAGAGCATCAAGCAACTGTAATTCTGGTACATACCCAGCCAAAAACTCTTCATATTTCATTACAAATTTTGGTTTCGAACTAACGCAATTTTAAGCAGCACCAGATACCCAATCAAGTCCATCACCACATCTTCATCATTTGCTAACAAGCCAGCACCTTGGCTAATTCTGTTCAGCTTGTCGTCAATTCGAACCAAGATCTGCTCGATTGCAGTCGCCTTACTAAAAATTCGACTCGGGTTTAGGGCTGAATCACCGTACTTCTTGTTTTTACTGATTAGCAACTCTTTAACTTCGTCACAGATCATGCCAATGTGCGCCTGTGTGTCCAAGTAAGACGAGCTCATGTTGGGATCTGTCAGAATAACAAAATGCAGGAACAGTTTAGCCAGGATTACGACGTTGACGGACGCTACACGGCAGGCAAAGGAGCCGTAGATAATGCTGCTGGTAAGCAGTTCCTCCTGAGCTATTTGAAGCGCCGTAGCAACGCCCTGGAGCCTAATTTAACGGATCAAAGGGCTGGAGACAACAGGTTCATTTTTGCTGGCCCAGGTCAATCTACGTACGGCTTTAGAAATTCATTCGTACCTAGCAAATAACTCTCCCAATATTTGAAAAAATATCCTTAAATCGATCAACTTGATTAAAACCGAACTCAAGTGGCGGTAAATAAATAAAGTAACCCCAGTACATTGCAGCTTTCAGGCGAAATAAATCTTTACCGTGAATTAAATTTGCCCGTTCAGGTGGGATGCAAACGGGAAAGTCCCACATTTCTGGGCATGTACGCATCATTTCTGGATACGTGGTGTAAAACAAAGCTTCTGGGACATTTCGAAGTTTCCACTCCCGCAACAAACGCCTAAACCAAATTACGGACGGTGCCTTGGCATTTGCCCCAGCTTTTTTACTCCATCTCCAGGTGCCACGCTGCTTGCTGAATGAGCAGCGACCATAAGTGGGAGGAAATAAATAAACCTTCCCTGTCCAAGGCTCCTGTATGTTTAACCCGTCTTCTTTTAACGTGTAAATTTTCTTAGCACGTAAAAATTCAGCGTTTGCACTGTGAGTAGAACACGGATCTAAATCAATGTCTCCCAGTAGGGCGTCGATGTAGGGAAGATATTCAACTGGTGTAAGCCAGTCTGCCGTAACGTGCTTGATTCGGCCGAGTATTTTTTGGTAGTCGGCCCACCTTAATTTTCTATCGGTCACATTCTCAAGAAAGAATTTTCTTGGTTATCGTGTTTGTAGTGGATCAATGACATTTGATCCTTGTCTTGAATAATAAATAGTGATTCTTTTGTGGGATCTAGAGCCTCAGCGCGTGAGATTGCCTTCTTCATGACATCAGCAGGTCCTTCCATATCCCTACTATTAAAGTCATTAAGTGCATTCATTAAGCAGTCAACGGTGAGGTAGAACATGCTGTCCTCCTCTGGTGCATCCGGAACGTATACAACCGCGCCAGGACCTTCAAATCCGTAAAATTTTGTGTAGTACTCGCACATGTCTGCGCAAATACGTTCAATCGTCAGCTTAATAAGTTTTTGTTCCGTTTCACTTGGATTTGCTTTCTGAAGCTTGGAAAGCATCTTATCGCGGCGCTCAGTCATTTTAATAATTATTTAAGAATTGCCTCTTTGGCTGTTTCGGCTTCCGGCTGTTTTTTGATCAGGTGACCCAAGCCAGATCGTTTCAGCGTTTCGAGAAGTTTTGGGAGAGGCTTATACAGTACAACAGCCTTCTGCATATTACCAATCTTTTTGATTAATTTACCGTTCTGATCGCGTAGTTTTGTCAGCTCCCCCTGGCGGATCAGATACTCTGCAACGCAGCGATACCTTCGTTTTTCAGCCAGTCCAATCTCTGGATAACGATCACAGATTGTGCTGGTCTGCATATCGCTGAACGTAATCCGAATTTGATCCGCAAGAGACAGGCCTAGCATGAGATCCATTGTGCTGGTTTCGTAATTGCAGACCAACTCCAGATAACGCTGCAGATCGGCCGTTTCAAAGCTTCCCAGCGGCGGAATAAATACTTCAACCTGCTGGGCAAGCGACGGTACCAGAACATCGTTGTAGTTTTCAACCGTTACTGTTGAGATGTCCAGGTCTGCGAATCGGTAGCTCTGGTAGGTATTGCCAGTTGAAGGTCCCGGTTCATACTCGGTGCGTTCGAGTACGTCTAACCAATCCTCCGAAACGTTCAGCTGCATTGAGAATCGTGTATTTGTCGTAGCTTAGCTAATTTTTCGCGTTCGTCCCACTGTCTTTGATGCTCCAGCAGTAAAACAAACTCGCAATATGGACGAAACTCTTCCATGTGGTCCTTTATGGTGGTCACCTTATGCCACATCGGACCGTAAATTTCTTTCAGGTGTTTGATGCACTTCTCCTTTGACCCGCCGTAGTTGTTGGCTTCCCATAGCGCCTGGGCCATGATCCGCTGTTGGTGTGTCATCAGTTGGTATTTCAAAGCCTGCATGGACACACTCGATATAAACTCGCTAAACTCGTGAATAAACGGGTACTTTTCATCATGCGCAAGACCTTGACATGGGCAGAGCTGATCTTGATAATCGTTCTCAGCCCGCTTGTCTACACTGGTGTTCATCAGTTGTACGGGTTTGTCACCGATAGAATCAGTGTAGAAGTCCGTTTTAAATAAAGCCATGGGTTCAAGGCCCTCTGCGCCAACTGTTGTGATGCCGGCGCCTACGGCACCTACACTGTACCAATCCGTCACGCCTTTGGAAAGCTACCAAGATGTGGCTGAAACCATGCAGCGCACCAAGAAGGAGCTTGCTAAGGCGCAGGAAGACCGTTACAGGGAAACCGGTACTCCTGCTGAGATTGGTGCTCGTCAAGCTGGATTGCGTTTTCAAGAAGCCGCCTCTTACCTTGCCTCACTCCCCACTGGGGACAAAGCGTTTAAAGGTATTACCGGGCAAGAAGCTCCGTTTCAAGCTGCAAAATTGGCAGCTGAACAGAATTTGACGACTGCTCAAAAGCAGTACGCCAAAGCGTTGGAAAACATTGGTCAAACCCCGACGCCAACTCCGTATGAAACGCCCTCTTGGGCGAAGCGAACGGTTACCTGATTAAATTTTTTCAGGCTCTGCGTCTGCAATATATTCAACGGGCAGGGGAAACGGGTCAATTTGAGGGTGGTCCACCCACTCTTGATACGTTTCCCTTAATACAACGTAATCATCGTAAGGGATCATCATTACGTCGCCTGTTTCCGATTGGATGCGGTAAAACTCTTTATTTACAACAACGTCATCCAGGATTGCATCAAAATCCGCTTCAAGCTGTTGAAGAGTTACGACTTTCATGGCAATCAATAAGCTTGTAGTAGCTTAGCAGATTTTTTATTAGGCTGCCAGTGAACCGAAATCCAATAGCGTTTCAGCTCCTTCAGTGATTGATCCAAAATTCAGAGACTCTTCAATCCCCTCGTCGACAAATCGCCAATCTAGGGCGGCAACGTTGATGCTGATGGAGTATGTGGTTTCCTGGTAACGGATGTCGTTGGTGATGACAAACGTATATTCCCCTGGCTCTAAACGAATGTTGGGATAATCAGGTGTATAGACATCTTCGCTATCGTAATCAATGCCAGTGCTCTTATAAACGTAACCATTGTTATTAATCGGCATCTCCTCCCGATGGGTGCCGTTTGCAACTTTATAAAAAGCCAGCAAAGTATTCCTATTAGTATTCGAGGAATACGAAAACTGGCTGAG